ATTTTCTTATAATGTTAAATTATGTATAGCATTAATTATGGCACAAAGATACTGAATATCTGAAATATGAATACTGAATCTACAAAAAAACATTGTGGAATATAATGTGTTGGTTCAAAAGTTATAATTCAATGAGAATCCAACATACATATCAATCTTCTTATTAAATGCTCCATATCCCACACCAACTGAAGGCGAGAAATTCCATTTCTTTGCCTTGTAGGTTATTTTATTGATGTATTGAATTTGATTTTTATTAAAAATATAGATTGAATCTAATTCGGGTCTATATCCTGATATGACGACTTTATATGAGCTATCAGTATATATCTTGGTTTCAATCGGTACATCAACGGGAACTAGAATAGAATCAATACTATATAAGGTATCTCTTACTATTCTATCTACGTATTTATAGATGTGTTGGGGCTTAATAATGGTGATGGTATCTCGTTTTATTATAGTGATTGTATCTGTAATCTTAATAGGTTCTTTTTTAGTTTTAGAGCAACAACGAATACAGATAACAACAATGATAATACTAATTATAATTAGTAGGTTAGCTTCAATTTTCATAACTCTTTTTCTTATTATGATTTTATAATAAGAAAGGCTATGAGTTACTAAGTCAATTTGGTAAGTATCTTTTTTTCAGTCTTCAATTCGCTAGGGATTTCAATGCCATATCTTTCGAGTTGTTGACAAATATATTCAATCTTCCACTCCTTATCAATTAATAGTGAAGGGCTATGGATATACTTGTAAGCCGCATTATTAGCTCTGTTTTGTAAGATGTAATCTTTATCAATTACATAATTGGCGACTTTAATAAGTAGTTCCTGATTATCTTTTAGAACGTCACGGAGCATATAATATAACACTCCAATTCGTTTTATATCATATCCCTTGTATTTGATAATTTCATTTTCTATATCTATATCTTCTTCAATGACATTAATTTTAGGCTTGCTTGAATTAATGAAATACTTGTAATACAGATTTTCATCATAATGTTCTGATGGAGATATATTTACTTTCAATCCTCTTCTAATCATTTCGTCATATATGATGTAGGAATCCTCAACGTTTACCCCTTCAAAAATACCTGTCTCTATTTCAATCACTAGATTAAAGAACAAGTCTTCAAGTGATTGAATCGGATAGCAACGGTTGATGTATTCAATGACCTCTATATTTTCAAAATTAGAAGAAAGTAGTTCCATTAATACAGAGCGTGATAACTCAAATGAGTTAATTATCTCGTTTACCTTGTAACCATATATGTTGCAAAATGGTATCGTAACTAAAGCACCATCGAAAGATTGTAACGTTCCAATAATCTTATTAAGTAGTTCAATCCATTCTTTAGTCTTGACGGTACGAAGTAATTTGGTTTCTTGCTTTAAGCATAGTATGACGGTTAAGTTATATATGTACTTATCACGAAGTTCACTGTTATGTGTTGAGTGTTGAATTATGCCGTATATTAAACTATATTCATCACCTTCTAGTAAATCCTTAATAAAGTCTGTATCAGTTATATATTTCATAATATCAGTATTTGATTGACAAAAATACACAATTGTTTTTGATTAATCCAATAAGTCTTGGATTATCCTATTGGATTATGTTTGGATAGTCCAAAAGGTAAAACTCTCAATTTTCCTGTTTCTAAGCTCTATCTTTGCAAGGTGAAAACGAATTGAGTATAAACATTTATAAATAAAAAAGTTATGAAGAAATACATTACAGAAAAATTAAACAACGCAAAGTATGAAGCAATTCAGAGTGCTAAAACAACTTTCAAATATCTGAAAGAAGTGAGAAACAACAAGCTCATTCAGGCTATAAAGCAGGGGAAGAGTAATGAACAATTGAAACAGATAGCCATTAATGCAGTGGTGGATGAGATAAAGTTAGCTATCGCATTGAAGGGCTACGAAGGCAAACTTGAAAACTTTGATGTGGATTTATTCATTTTTAGGAACTTCAAGAAAAGTCTCTTTAGTGTCACTTCAACGGATTTAAAAGCGATAAGAGCAGCCGTCAAATCATTTAATAATGTAAGTAGGGTAAGGCTTGATGAATTTAATTTCATTAATGTTGAGTATATTCAGGTACAAGTAGCAGAATCAGTTACCGAAGAACTGAAAGACGAACCAGTTCCTGTTAAGGTCGAATCCGTTCACAATGAAACTTTACTTGTACCAATTTCAAAGAGAGTAATAGATACAGATATAGAAGAAGTAGAATATGAAGAAGTTCCCAATACAGAACGTAAACCTTCCGATTTTATCGTGAACCAACAAAGATTCGTTCCTAATTGTGGTGGTAGGCTTTTTTTAGGGGGTACTATTTTTTCAGGGGGTATGTTTTTTAATAGGGGGATATGTTTTTTGAGGTAATAATTAATTTGATATGTAGATTTTAATTTTGTTATATGAGCGCTCATACTTAATTACTAGTAGTCTGATGAAGATAACTAGTGTACATTGAATCTCTTCCTATAAACAATAATCATAGGGTATAAGCATAATAGTTATCAATTGAATAACACTAAATAGAAATAAGTATAGATACCTCAATACCATCATCAAGTATCAACCACACAACACACTACATACCACAATCTAATCAAAATTAAATTTAATATCTAAATAAAAATAGATATATGGTTGAATTTATATTTGATATAGTATATAGGATAAATCCTGTTTTGGGAACGACTATAACATAGATATATCAATATCATAAACCTAGATGAAGCCTGAATATCATTCCTCATTGTCTTCAATACAATTAGCTGAATAATCATAACCTGATATTCCAAGCCATCATTATATCAACCACTATCCAATCATTATTATAAATCAATCCGACATTCAATCAGGTTGATAAAACTCTATGTACCAATATTGTAGATAACTTATTTCTATGTCTATTAATCAATTCCCAACCACCAATCACCCAAATTTAAATTCCCCTTAAATTAAAATAAAAATCAAACTAGCAACAAAATTAAATTCAAAATAAAATTTTCGCATAACGAAATAAAAATAGAATCAAGAAAAAATCAAAATAAAAATTGAAATCCCAAATCCAAGTTAAGGAGAAAATTAAAAAATAAAAATTTTCAAATCGATTAATTTCACTGATTAAATTGAGTTAAAAACTGTTAATGATAAAAATTCGATGAAAAGGCACATTTTTAAAACTAGTCAAAATAAAATCAATCAAAAATAGATTCAAGTATTAAAATTGAGAATAGAAATTAATAGAAAAGCGTTTTAACACGTTTAACATCTAACTTTGTCAGCGACAACAGGCGAAAAGGCACTGTTTGATGTATGTAAAAATATTTCTAATTTAATTTTATAAGCGTATGGAAAAGGATTTTTTGATTTTACAGGTAGACGAGCGTATAAGGCTAACAAAAGCACTTGTACGAGACTTACAAAAAGCTATCGAAGTAGTTAATACTTATAATAATAAAGTATATAATAAACGTTTGGTAGCTGCTATTCAAGAAAAGATAGAAAATGATATTTATACGGATTCCTCTTTTAAAAATAGGTTGATGTTAAGACAACGTAGGGGAAATGAGTTGATATATGGAAAGCGTAGTTACTATCTTGAAAGACGTGATGTATATTTATTTATCGCTCTATCAGAAAATAGAATTAATTCAGAAAAGACGGCACGTAATATTCAATCAGCCATAGAACAAGAATTAAAACGAGTTGAGGAACTGAAACAAGCTGTTTTGTTATACGACAAAGAGAAACAAGAACGTGAACACATTAAACAGCTAGCAAAACAGTATGAGAATAAATACCCTAATTTTATTAGAGGTCTGTTTGTTTATACGGAATATAAGTACGAAATATAAATCAATTAAATTTTACATTTATGAGGCCTATTCATTTTACTTTTACACCAACGTTTAAAATAAACGACTTCTTTTATTACTGCTATTATTTTAATGTTGCTTTTTCGTTCAATGGGTACGAATCATTAACAATAACAGTTGATGAAGAAAATGAGAAAGAAATATTAGAACGTATTAGAACTAACAATTTTGAATTTTAAAATATTAATCAATTAAAAATTTTATACAGATATGAAAACATTAGATTTATTTGCAGCGAACAACGAAGTACAAGTAATTAACAACGAAATTACAGTTGAAAACATTCTTCTTTCTGAAGCCGATGAAAATCAGCTATTAAATGCAATATCAGATAATAATGTATATTTTGAGCCTTTTACAGAAACGGAAAAAACAAAGGGTATTTCATTGCAACAACTTGCCGAAAGTGCCGATATAGTAGACATCAAAGGAACGTTATCTAATGAGATAAACGCCTACCAACTGATTAATGAAGTGATAAATATTTGTCAGGAATATAATTTGATGTATGAGATAAAAGATTTGTTTGTAGCTGATAACAAGAATAAGGCACTTGGCAACGGTATAAGCATAAATAAGCAACTTTGTGAAGCTTATCAGCTTGAAAACCAAACTACTAATATACCTTTTAAAGCCGTCACTTTCAATCGTGTATTTGCTAATATCAATCTAACCGATATGAGTAATAGTACACACGTGGCAAATATCGTAGTAGCAAGTAATCAAAAAGGGCTGCAAGTGGCGATTGGTGCACACTGCTACGCTTGTAGGAATCAAACAATTTTAGGAGCTAAAAATATGGCAAGCACATACGGAACAACCGACAAAATAAAGAATATAAGCGACTTTATAGAACGTGTTCGTCAAATGATTAGAGAATATAGTTTTGATAGAGATGTAAATATTTTGAACAAGATGAAACAAATAAGAATCGATTCAAATACTATCTATCAAATGATAGGTGAGTTAACCGCTATTCGGTGCGCTTTTGATTCTAAAATAAAGAGTATTAAATCATTGATTAATAGTGATGTGTACCCGCTAAATCAAAGTCAGATTTGCAAATTTACTGAATCTCTTTTGCTGACATTCAAGACAAAAGGCGTGTTATCTCTCTATGATGTTTATCAGTCGGCAACGGCTTTATATAAAGTTGCTTCGATGGACTTGCCAAACGTTTTGCCACAAAACAATGCTTTCTCATCATATTTGAATGATAGATATAATTTAGATATGTAAGTACTACCTATATATCCTTTGTTTAGGCTAGCTATTAATTTAGCTAGCCTTTTTTTTTGTCCCTACCTGATTGATAACTAAATACTTGGTACTGTTTTTCTCATCACCTACTACCAATATTCAACGACCGATTTTAAAGCCGTATAAGCCACTCTAATACATTATTAGTATATCCCTATGTCATTAGATTGATAATCAAATACAAACCAAATAAACAACCAAATAGAATGAATAAAAAGTAACTTAACAGATTGATAATCAGATATATAAAACAACTGATAGTTAATTTTTTTAAATGTTAATTAGTAGGTGGGGTAATGTTTTTTAACAAGTGCCAGGGGTAGCGAAACCCACCCTTATCCCCTCCGAACGATAATGCCATTTTTTGAGCTTTTTGCCCTTCACGGACATACGGAATTGAAAAAGGAACGTACATACACGTGTGTACATATATCAATTTATTGATTAAATACATAAATGAAAAAGATAATAATGAAAACAATACATAAAAATAACGACTTAGTTTTCGAGCTTGAATTGTACGATACCAATAACCAACCAATTAATATCGATGATTTGAAAGGTGTTGATATTGAGATGTTTACATTGACTACAAAAGGAGAAAACTATATAAAGATAGATAAACAGGACATAACAGATAACAAGATAATGGTGGATAACTCAAAGCTCCAAGAACTTGGTGAAGGAATTCTATATATCACTGCACATCTTGTATTCTATGATAGTGAGTTCCCTGATGGCTCTTATGATTATACAAAACGAATTGAAACAAACTACTACATAAATGAATAAGATAAAATTAAAAGATAAAGACATTAAGATAAAGATTCGGCTAGCTAATGTAAGTGTAAATAGTGAATTTGATGTAATGGGGTATGATGGTAGTGAACAGCCATTATTCAGTTATCTTGAATATTCAAAGGATATTGTTAGGAACTGGGATGCAGACCAAGCACTAATGAATCGATTCAGGAATGATAAGAACCTAGTATTTTGCCCGTTAGTTGATACTAGTAAGGCTAATAATATGCAGGCAATGTTTTCAAACTGTGCTAACCTGATTCAAGTTCCCCTGTTAGATACTAGTAACGTTGTACATTTTGATGATATGTTTTATAACTGCTATAATTTAGTTACTGTTCCTCTATTTGACACCACAAATTTATATAGCGCAGGTTTAATGTTTGGTGGATGCTCCAAGTTAGTATCAGTACCATTACTTGACTTCACTAATGCAAAAGAATTACGAAATATATTACTAGGTTGTAGCGAGTTAGTAGAACTTGGCGGATTCTCAAATTTATCTGTTAGCTTGGACTTGTCCTCTTCAAGAAAGCTAACGACAGAAAGTATATTGAATGTCATTAACCAAGCAGCCGATTTATCTGAAACAGGTGGCGCAACACTTACATTAGGCTCAACCAATGTAACCAAATTAACCGAAGACCAAATAGCCATAGCCAGTTCTAAAGGCTGGACTTTAGCATAAATAACGAATAAAAATAAAAACGAATGAAAGAATTAATATTAAATCCAATTGATAATAAATATGAATCTGTAATCAATTTAAAATCAGAAAAGATTTTGATTCAAATTGAAGGTGCAACTTCATTAACCTTGTATGCAAGTGTTGATGGTGAAACTTGGATAGAGCACACTTCAGGAATTGCCATCACCGACACAGACATCATTAATATAGTAAACGCTAAATTTATGATGTATCTAAAAATCGAATCCTCAAATAATGTACCTATAAAAATATTAGACTGATGATTTACATAGATTTCAAAAATATAGATATAATGGGAGTTGCTGATACAGGTGGTAGTGGTGGAACAGACCTTTCTAATTACTATACTAAATCAGAAACAGATACTAAGTTAGCTGCTAAAGCTAATAAGAATGAGATTCCTGATATTTCAATTTTGGCTACTAAAACAGAATTAAGTGGTAAGGTCGATAAGGTATCAGGAAAAGGACTATCTACCAATGATTACACCACTTCCGAAAAAAACAAGCTAGCAGGTCTATCTAATTACGATGATACGTCAATAAAACAACAAATAACCAACATTGAAAATTCTATTGGTGGTATTAATACGATGTTGGATTCAATTAATGGAGAGATTATTTGATGGGAACTACTACTGATAAATTAAATAAATTACTTCAAACAAAAGAAGCTATCAAGATAGCGATAATTGGAAAGAATGTAAGTGTATCGGATTCTGCCCCTTTTTCTTCATACCCTTCAAAGATTGAATCCATTTCAACTGGTGGTGGAACTGGCTTGGATTGGTCGGCTATTGGTTATTCGGAACAACCTCAATCTCTGACAGATGGTTACAACTATGCTAAACAGATTTATGATAATTGGAATATGAATGACACTATATATTATAATAGTGATAAAAATTTAGTGTTTTTTCCTCTAGTTGATACTAGTAATGTAACTAGTTTGTATAATGCGTTTTTTGGTTGTTCATCATTGATTTCAATGTCATTAATTAATACTAGTAAAGTAACAACTTTTGAAAAAGCATTTTATAATTGTTCTTCATTAAAAGACATTGCGTTACTTGATATGACGAGTGCTACAACTCTTAAACAAGCGTTTTATGGTTGTTCATTGAAGAATATTCCGTTGTTTGATACTTCTAACATTCAAAATTTTCAAAATGCTTTTGAAAATTGCTCTTCGATAGAAACAGTGCCTTCATTTGATATGTCAAGTGCTACAATTACAACAAATATGTTTTATAAATGTAATTCGTTAAAAACAGTGTCTTCACTAAATACAATTAATGTGACAGATATGTCTGCAATGTTTAGTTGGTCTTCGAATTTAGAAACTGTTGGAAAACTAAATGCTGACAAAGTAACCAACATCAAAAACATATTCTATTATTGTAATAAGTTGGCGAATCTTGGTGGCTTCACAAACCTATCAATCAATTTAGATTTGACATCAAGTAACTATATAACAGCAGATTCCATATTGAACGTGATAAACGAAGCAAAAGACTTATCGACAGAAGGTAAAACTGCAACGCTTACAATTGGAAGTAAAGTAGGACTATTAACAGAAGAACAAATCGCCATCGCCACCGCCAAAGGCTGGACTTTAGCATAATAACATAAATAAAAACAAATACAAATGAAACAATCAACATATACAGTTCAAATCATACAACCGTCTGAAGGTCACGTTTTGACCCAATCAGCAGATATTGAATTATCAGATAGAATATTCTCTGAAAAAATATTTTTAGGAGTTAATGATTCTATTGATAATTGGAAAGAGATTTCAATCAAAGAATCAGAAAATTTAAAAACAAAACAAAGAGAACTAATTGAAAAAGAAATAAGAAAATAAAATTGATTTATATGTAAAATAATAAGGGGATTGGAATTGATTTTCAATCCCTTTTTTTATTGCTATTTCCTCACTTTTTGAATTTAATTGATATTTATATATAAAAGAGAAATTATGTGTAATACAAACAATATTTTATTTCGAGTAGACGATAATCTGTATGCTCAAATGAGCAAGATAAAGACTTCATATAAGTTCAGAAGCAATGCTGAACTGGCTAAAACTATTGTCAATGTCTTCTTCAATATCTATTCTCAAAAAAAGAGAAAGGAAGAATCAATAGCGGACATTTTTAAAGAGCTTGAAGATGGTGAATCAATGTTCCAATTTGAGAAGCCAAAAAGGAGCCAGGCAAAACGCACACAAATTACTCTAAATGAGTTTAATAATGAAGACTTAATACTACTTGACAATGCTACTAAATAATAAATTCGTCAATGAGAACTACATCTTTGAAGAGAAATATATACCGTATTCTTCAAATCCCAAGAACAAAAAATATATCGATAACTGGTTATCACGGAACTATCAAGCTCTGTTCTCTAAATTCAGCAGGAATGACGATAAAATAACGAAGAAGGGGTACTGTAAACGTGATGTTTTACACGAAACCATTATTAGAATATATATCAATAAAACAAGATATAAATCACAGGAAGATTGTGATAATCAACTAAATAATTTCTTTCATATAAAAGTAAAATGAGCAAAAATAAAGACTATATAAAGCTGATTAACTGCCATAGATGGCGGAAATTACGCAATGAGCAGTTGAAAACGAATCCTCTTTGTGCCATTTGTGGTGACATTGCTACTGAAGTTCATCATATAAAACCTGTTGAATCAGAAAAGGAATATGACAGGATGGAAACTTTAGCTTATGACCCGAATAACCTTCAATCGCTTTGTCATAAATGCCACGCTGACACTCATATATCAATGAAAAAACAGAAAAGAAACCAAACAAAAATAATAAATAAGAATAAATTGAATGATTTCTTCAATAGATATTTCAATTAAAAACATATCAATAAAAAAGAATTAAAAATGAATTTACTAAACATATTAAAAATCGATAAGAATATAAAGAAGTTAATCAATTATCTGACAGAACTACTGACAGAGAAGGGATTGTACGATTCTTCATTGGATATACAGATATTCAATGTTGCTTGCTTATTATTTCAGTATAATAAATTAGTTAATACTTTCGTGAATAGCGAAACAATTGTTGCCAATGCCGTAAGGGGACAGCAAGAACGTTCATATAAGAAGAATCCAATCCTCAATGAATTAGTCAATTGCTCTGAATCTCTACGCAAAAACCTGAAAGAACTAGGATTGAGTTTAGATGCCAAAGTAACAGCCGTGGCAGACACAGACCCGCTATCTAACCTTATATCAGCTATGAATAATATCGATAATGAATAATTTTAAATGACTAAAGATGAAGTAATTGAAAGAATAAAGTTATATGAAATATCAACCGAGCAGCTAATTAAAATCGATTCAAGATTACATATATATGTTGATGAAGTCTTGAATAATTCAACACACCACAACAAATATGAGATACTAGCCGTATTCAGGTTCTTAGATTTCCTGAAACGTGATGATTTAATCTTCAATACTAAAGAGGTAAAGAAGTTCATTGTGTTCTATGAAAATCTTAAGTTCCCAAGCAATAAGGGGATGCAGAGCTTTGAACTAACGCCAGTTCAAGTATTTCAATTCAGTAACATTCTAGGATTTTATAAAAAAGAATCAGGATATAGGCTATGTCGTGAAGCACTTTTATTTGTGCCACGAAAATTCAGTAAAACTACTTCTGTTGCTTCCTTAGCTATCTATGATACACTATTTGGGGATTCTGATGCACAGGCTTATGTTGCTTCAAATTCATTTGCCCAGTCTAAAATTTGTTTTGACATCATTAGAAATTCATTAAAAGCGTTAGACCCTAAATTGTCACATTTCAGACTGAACAGAGAAATAATCTATAATCTGATGCCGAACAGAACTTCATTCGTTAGGTGTTTGTCAACTTCTGCTGATAGGTTAGACGGTTTGAACGCTTCAATGGTGATACTTGATGAATATGCTCAAGCCGACAGTGCCGACCTCAAAAACGTGTTAACTTCTTCAATGGGTGTGAGAAGGAATCCGTTAACAGTTACAATTACAACAGCTTCAAGCAAACTTGAAACTCCATTCACTAGTATGTTGGAAAATTACAAAAAAGTATTAGAAAATGAAATAATCAATGATTCAATTTTTGCTAGCATTTTTGAACCTGACGAAGAAGATGATTTATCAGATAAAAATACTTGGTATAAAGTTCAACCTCACATTGGTGTGACAGTTAACGAAGAGTTCTATCGAACAGAGTATCAGAAAGCAACAATGTCTGCTGATGATATGCTAGAATTTAAGACTAAATTATTGAATGTTTTCACCAAGAACGCCACAGAAATCTGGATTGATAAATCAGTAATTGAACGAAATACAGAACACTTCGATTTTTCAATGTTGAAAGCTCGTCCTCAATGTATGGTTAGTGTCGATTTAAGTGTCAAAGACGATTTTAGTTGTGTTTGTTACGCTCTTTATGATTCAATCAATAAGAGATTCGTATTTAAAAATCAATATTACATCCCCAAACAGACAGCAGAGAATCACCCTAACAGGGCAATGTACCAAGAGCTAATCAAAAACGGATATTTAATAATTTGTGGTGACGAAGTGATTGATTACAAGCAAATTGCTAGTGATATTATTGCTAATTCCAAATTTGTTAATATTCTTCAGATTGGATATGACGCATACAGAAGCAAAGAGTTCATTAATATCATTAAGACAGCAGGAATCAGGTGTGCCGTTCCTTATTCTCAAACCTATTCAAATTTTACAAGCCCTGTTGAGAGCTTTGAACTAGCGATTTATGAAGGCAGATTGAAATTCGATGATAATCCATTAAATAGTTACTGTATATCTAATGTAATGATTGATGAAGATAAAATGCAGAACAAAAAGCCTATTAAAAAATCTCGTAATGATAAAATAGATGGTGCGATTTGTATTCTTATGTGCTTAGGAATGTTTCAAAATTATAAGAGGTAATTTTCATTTTAATCAATAAAAACATATCTATTAAAAATAGAATATGGAATTATTATTAATTAGGAGATATAAAAATGATAAATATACAATTGGGGACTTATACATAGATGGTGTTTGGTTTTCAAATACGCTTGAAGATACTGATAGAGGTCTGACCGATGATATGTCAGAAGAACAAATTAAAAAGATTAAGGTGTACGGCAAAACTGCTGTTCCCAAAGGTCGATATAAGATTGAAGTCACATACAGTCCCAAGTTTAAACGCCATTTGCCATTATTGATTGGTGTTAAGGGCTTCACTGGTATCAGAATACATAGCGGAAATAGTGCCGAAGACACGCTTGGTTGTCTTTTGGTAGGCTTCAACAAAGAAAAAGGAAAGGTTTTAAATAGCCGTGTAACTTCTGATAAGCTGACAGCATTACTACGTAATTGTACGAAAGAAATCTATATCACAATTGAATAAAAATAAAAACACAAACAAAATAAAAATGAAATTCAATTTTAGAAATATATTTAAAAATAAGGAAAACAAACGAAGTGGAGAGGTTAATGTCAGATACGTGGGAGCCAAACAGAACAAGTACACGGCTGTTTATGATGAAGAAAAAGCCTTAACCAATAGCGTTATATATCGAGGTGTTAGTATATTAACGGATTCGGTTGCCAGTATTCCTCTTTCAATTTATAGGAAGGATAAGAAAGGCTTTTGGAAGGCAGACGAGAAGAACACATTATATAATGTATTGACAAGGACTCCAAACGAAAGACAAACCATCTACGAGTTGTTGGAAGGTCTTGTTTTTCAGCTAATTATGTACGGAAATTCCTACATATTGATAAAGAGAAATGCCGCCAGCGATGTAAAAGAATTAGTATTGTTATATCCTCACACTGTTTATCACGATGTTATTTCAAATACATATACTGTAACTGACACATATAATAAGGTATCAGGTCAATTTAATAGCAATCAAATTATTCATTTGAGACACAAATCTTTAGAAAATATTGTCGGAAAGTCAGTTGTAGATTATTGCGGCAAAACGCTAGGTTTAGCGAGTGCTTGCGATTCAGAATCATTATCTACGCTATCAAATGGTAATCGAATGAAGGGTATTATTTCAAGCGAATCCTCTGTTATCGGCTTTGGTGATGCACAAGATAATCAATTGATTGATATTCAAACCAATATTCAAAATGAGATTGATAGCGGAAAAGACATTATGACTTTACCTTCAGGCGTTAAATTTCAAACAATGTCATTATCTGCTAAGGATAGCTTGCTACTTGATAACAAGCAATATAGCCTATCTGATTTAGCCCGTTTTATGGGTGTGTCTCTTTCAAAACTAGGTATTAGTTTAGGCTCTAACTACCAAGCAGCACAGCAAGACCAACTGAATTTTTACATTGACACGCTCAATCCAATCCTGAAAAAGATTGAAGCAGCTTTCAATAGTAAATTAATTCCTGATTCAGTTAGTGGTCGATATAAAATAGAGTTCGATAGAACATCATTAGCCTATTTCAACGACATTATGAAGAATTATAAATCAATGCTTGAATTGGGTATTTTATCCGTTAACGATGTACGTAGAAACTTCAATCAAGCAGAGGTTGATGGTGGCGATGAAATCCTTGTTTCAACCAACCTTCAATCTATTCAGAATTATAAAGTAACGGTCGATTCTATTGATGATAAATCAATAGATAATCCAATTGAAAATGAATCAACTGAAAATCAAGATATTACGATTTGATTGATACTAAAAATAACAAAACAAACATACAGGTAAACGATTTATAAACTTATGGAAATCAGAAGCATAGAATCTAGTTTTCAAGAGAATGATAACATCATTGAGGGTTACGCTATTCGTTTCAACTCTGTTTCTGAAATTTTATACGACAAAGAAAAAAGAAGATTCTTCAGAGAAATAATCGATAGAGAAGCCATAACACAACAACTGATAGATAATTCAGACATTAAATTCTTATTCAACCACGATAAGGAAAGACTGTTAGCTAGACGGAACAGGGGACAAGGTTCTCTGAACGTTGAACTTCGTGAAGATGGTGTGTATTTCAGTTTTGAGATTCCAAATACTGGTATTGGTAACGACTTAAAAGAAATGATAAGACGAGGTGAGGTGACTACTTGTTCTTTTGCGTTCGTAGATGGTGATAATATCCAATGGGACTTCTCAAATCGAGAGATACCAACACGAACAGTTAAGAGTATTCGAGGATTGTTCGATTTATCAGCAGTATTCGATGCAGCATATTCTCAAACAGAAATCTCTTGTCGTTCAGTTGATGAAATGGTGGAAGCACAAACAAAACAAGACGAACTAGATGAATCTTGGAAAGAAGATTTGAATAAATACAAACAAAGACTTAACGAATGAATCAAGAATTAATTGATAGAATCGCATTATTGAAAGAGGAAATGAGAGAATTAATCGATAATGCCGAAATAGAAAAAAGAAGTCTGAATGATGAAGAAAAAAATCTCTTTGAAAATAAAGAGCAACAAATAAAAGACTTACAGACACAAATTGAGGACACTAATCAAAGAAGTGTCGAAATAATTGAAACACAAAATAAAATAGACAAAAATAATATGAAGAAAACTTTTAAAGAAAATATTGCTTTAGCTATGCAAGCTATCGCTAACAACAGAAGCATTGAAGATTTAGAAAATGTTGCAGGTAACGTTATTTCATTGAGAGCAGCTAATACTGGTGATACTACTTCAACAGAAGTTGATGCAGTTAGAGGTGAGTACGCTACTGAATTGCTTGAACCATTACAAGACGCATTAATCGTTAACCAATTGGGTATCAAAACTATTGTTACAGGAAAAGCGGTCGTAATGCCTTCTGTATCAAGCGTTGAAGCTTCAATTGAGGGTGAGACTACTGAACTTGTAGGACAAAAATTAGAGTTCTCAAAAACTAAAGTTGTTCCTTTCCGTGTCGGTTTGAGCTTACCTTTCAGCAATACAGCTATCAAAGAGGCTGACATTAATTTAGTGAGTTATGCCATTAACTTAGCAGGTAAGAGCGAAGCCCAATTGATTAATAAAGTGATGTTTGCTAATGCGGCAGTAAACGGTCAAAAAGGTGCATTTGTTGACGCTTATGCTGCTGAAACAGCTAACACTGCCATCAGCTACAAAAACATTGTAAAATTAGCGGCTAAAGTTAAGAAAGCTAACGTAATATTCGATAACACAGCAGCTTATGTTGTTAGTCCCGAAATCGAAGCTGAATTAAAAACAACTCCGTTAGATGCTGGTTCAGGTAGAATGGTATTGGAAGGTGGCGTTATGAACGGCTATCCAGTATTGGTGTCAAATGCAGTTGAAGGCTACATTGGTTTTGGTGTATTCTCCAATTTCTTAATTCAAAAAGTTGGTACTCCTGATATGGTGGTAGATAACTTATCAAGAAGCAAAGAAAACATTACAGAAATCAACTTTAACGATAATGTTGCATTACAAACAATTAGAAAAGAAGCATTTGCAGTAATGAAAATTGCATAACTATATAATTTCATAGATGATTGAGACATTAAATTAATTGATGTCTCTTTCATTTATTTATTCAATTTTGATTTTAAATAAAAATAAAAAACTAGCGATATGAGATACGTAACAGTAGAAGATATTAAAAAACATCTGTATATAGACTTTGAAGCTGATGACATCATACTCGCTGATTATATTGATGCAGCACAGGAAATTATAGAAAAGTACTTGAATGTGAAGTTATGTGATTTAGTGATTGATGAAAGGCTTCCTTATCCGATTCTTCAGGCTATCAAAATAATGACAGGTAACTTATATAATAACAGAGAATCAGTTGCTTTTAATGCAGTTCCGTATAAAGTACCTTTTTCATTTGAATTCTTACTTCAACCTTATAAGAACTATAAAAGAGAAAGTGAGGTAGCCCAATGAAAGCGGGATTATTACGAGAGTTCATTACCATCTATCGATATGAGAATATTCAATCAGAGACAGGACAGATAACCAAAGAGAAGAAAGAGATAGCCCTATTGAGAGCCTATCGATTAAAAAGCACAGGAACTAATAAAGAAATAGCAAAAGAATTATTTGATTCTCAATCTATTACTTTTCAAATAAGATACTTTCCTGATATTCAAGATAGCGATATTATTTCTTATAAAGACACTGAATACAAAATAACGTTTATTGATGAAAACATTTGGGACAGAACTTTAAAAATAACAGTTCAAAAAATTAATAAGTAATGGCTACCAATAAGGACTTAGATGTTCAAATAGAACTTATTAATCTGGAATCAGTAAAAGATGCGATTCAAGAACTTGGCGATTCAATTAGTCAACACAAAGTCGTTGATGCAGCTTTGAAAAAGGGTGCTAGATACTTAATGAATAAGGGTCGATTGAAACTAAGACAACGGATGAAGAACCGCAAGGGTGTGTCGGGTAACTTATTGAAGTCATTCTCATATAGGATTAAGAAACGCAAGTTCGGTGCATTAATCGGATTCAAAGAGAAAGGACGACACGCACATCTTGTATCACAGGGGACACGAAAAAGATATACCCGCAAAGGTCAATATCGAGGATTCGTAACTGGTAATCACTTTTGGGAAGATACTAGGGAAAAAGAAACTCCGAAATCTATGGTGTTAATTCTCAATCAGATAAAAGCATCAATAACAAACATAAAAAACAGACACAATGGATAACATTAGTTTTTATCCTTCAAAACTTCAGACAAAATTTAGTGTATGTACATTGATAAGGGAAAGGCTATTGGCAGACGAAAAGATAAAAGAATTGGTTGATAGTAGGATATATCCTATCATAGCTCCTGAAGGAACTGAAGGTTCTTATATAGTTTATGTTCGTGATGAATATTCAATCGATAGAACGAAGGTAGGAATCGCTTATCATAATTGTATTGTTTTTATCAGTTGTGTTTCTTCAAGTTATGATGAATCACAAGAAATAGCTGATGCAGTCTTTCAAGCCTTGGATGGCAAATACAAAATAAACACTGAACAACACAATATAAATTCAATCGAGTTAATCGATTCAACAGAAGATTACGATGGGGACGTTTATATACAAACTCTCTCATTTTCAATAAAATAAAAAACAAAAAATAAAAATATGGCAAATTATACATCAGATAATTTAATCTTGGGGGATGAGTTATTCCTTTATGTGAAGGCAGGAACGGGTGACACTTACAGCCCAATCGCTTACTCAACATCTTGTTCTCTTAATTTAAGTCAAGATGCGATTGACACCAGTAACAAAATGGCGGGAGTATGGGCTTCTGCATTGCCTGGCAAGTTACAATGGACTGTAAGTACCGAATCTTTAATGAGTTACGATGAAACAGGGTATGGATTTTTCGTTGATATGATGACGCAACGTAAACCGTTTCTGATTAAGTTCGGTCAAACAACTGACATTTCAGCAGGTAACTTTGAGATGGATGAAACAAAAACGTACTACACAGGTCAAGCATATTGTACATCTTGTAACTTATCGGCAGACAACGGTTCTGTTTGTACAATGAGCATTGAGCTTACAGGTGACGGTGCTCTGACTAAAACGGACGCAAAAGCATAAAAACAGTAATTATTTGAAGGTGGCTAATTATTTAGTCACCTTTTTTTTATTACATATAATAATGTACGTGCGCGCGTGCGTACCTTTATATATAGATATATAATTAATCATTAAAAACATATCTAATAAAAATAGATATGAAGAAATTAAATTTCAATTTAAAATTAAATATCAAATCAATTATATATTATGAAAGATTGACAGGTAGACCGTTCTCAACATTCACAGATTCAGAAGAAGATGTCATTCCACTTTTATATTGTATGCTTGTAGCGAATAATGACTTCAAGCGCACCTATGAAGAAACGATAAAATATCTTTTTACTGATGAAAAATTTGTTGATGAAATTAATTCAAGACTTCAAAAAATATTCTTGTTTGAGAGCCAGTTTTTCAATAAAGAAGAGGTGGATGAAAAATCACCTTCTCAAATTGATACACTAAATAAAGAAGAATCCAATAAAGTATTTATCCATCAACTTGTTCCGATTCTCGTTATGGACTGTAACCTTGACATTAACTATGTTCTCAATGAGATGCATTACAGTGAGATTGATTCTTACATCAAATATCGTGATGATAAAAATAAGAATCGATTGGAAGAAAAACGGTTATTTACCTATTTAACCATTATGCCGCACATCAACGCTAAAAAACTAACAGTTAATGAACTACTTCCTTTTAGTTGGGAAAAAGAAGAAAAAGAGAAGGAAGGTCTGAAAGTTATTGATAATCATAAAGATAAGTTGAAGAACTTTATGGATAGTGGTACAATTGAATGGAAACAACCTACTGAATAAAAAGATAAACACAAACATAAATGAGCAAAAAACTAGATTTCTCTATTGCTGTCAAACTGGCAGCAGAGAACTTTAATAAAGGAATAAAAAATATACAATCACAACTTGGTAAGTTTAAGAAACTAGCTATCAATACGTTTGGTGCTTTTTCTGCCTTGTCTTTTGGTCGTGATATGATTCAAGCGGGTGCACAGTTCCAAGATGCTATGGCAAGGGTGCAAGCTATCTCAAAGGCTTCCACCAACGATTTGAAGTCATTACGAGAAGAAGCAATGCGACTTGGTAGGGATACGAAGTATACGGCTACGGAAGCTGCTACTGCATTGGAACAGTTAATCAGAAATGGTTTAAAACCATTAGCGGCAAAAGAAGCTCTGGGCGGTGTGTTACAGTTAGCTCAATCCCAAGCGATTAGCCTTGCAGAAGCAGCCGACATTGCCACTACATCAATGAACGCTTTTGGCTTGTCTACTAAGGACTTAACTCGAATTAATGATGTACTAGCAGCAACCGCAAGTAATACAGCTACCAACGTACTTGAATTGTTTGAAGCCTTCAAGATTGCCGCTCCTATTGCTAAAAGTGCGGGTGTCAGTTTAGAAGAGACAGCTACCGTATTGGGTGCTCTAGCAAATCAGGGTTTCCGTGGTTCTGAAGCGGGAACTGGCTTGAAACAGGTGATTCTTGCCATAGCAGATAAAACGCCTGACGCCATCAAAGTTGCCGAAAAATACGGAATCCAACTTGATGAGGTAAGCCTTAGAAGTGAGGGACTTATAAAGACCCTTGAACGTATGAAGGCTGCTGCTATGGGCTTCTCAATTCAAGACCTTTCTCAATTCGCTAATAAACTGGGTGCTCCGAAAATGGCAGCAGTGCTAAATACCGATATGTCAGAGCTTTATCAAGCCGTAGCCAATTCACAAGGCGAAGCTGCGAGGATGTTTGAAGAAGGCTTGGGCGAGTTTGAAAAAGCTCAAAAGACATTGAAAAGTGTCTATGAGAACACTCAAATCAAGGTATTTGATAGCTTTAAAAACTTGTTTACAGAACCACTTAACATATTGGCTGAATTTATCAGAAGGATTCAAGATGTTCCTACTTTAATGGTCGGTGCAGTCGGTTTAGCATTAAGTAAAATTGGTGGTATCTTCCAAAAAACACAGGTTAAATTGAAGAGCTTTGCGGAAGCAGAATACACAAAAGAATTAAACAAAAGAAGTGACGCTTATCAAAATGCTGCGATAGCAAATTCTATCACTAATATAAATAATGGTGTATCTAAAGATACAGCAAATTATTACAGGAATCTACATCAAGAACTGGGACAAGTAGCCGATAAATTCGATTTAAGTACAAAGAACGGAAAGGTTTATCAGAAGTTGATGAATGACTTATCTTATATCACCAATGCTAGTACGACAAATACACAGAAGTATAAGAGAGCAATCGCAAATGTGGCTGATACTTTATCTACCTTCAATCGTCAAAGTCAGAATGTTAACGTAAATTTGTTACGTACCGCATACACGGACTTCGAGAGAGACAAAAGTAAGATTATTGCTAGTGCTTCCAATTTCCAATCAACAATGACAACCGTATTTGGTAAAATTGGAAATGCTGCTAAAACGGTCGGACGTTCGATTTATTCCTTCTTTGGTGGTTGGGTTGGTATCGCTCTAACTCTTGTTTCAGTGGTAGGAACTAGCTTGGTGTCTGCTTGGAGAAAATCTACTGAAGCGGAAAGGAACGCTAATAAGTTGATGAATGAAGCTACCACCAATAACAACAAGTTAGAGACTTCATTTCTTCAATTAGTATCAATTCTACGTGAGCACGAATCAAGTAGTTATGCGTGGCAAGCTGCTATGTCAAAATTGAAAAGGGAATATCCTGAATTACTTGAAAAATTACATCTTGAAAAAATATCAGTTAATCAGAGTGCCGAAGAATATGATAAATTAGCAAATAGAATCAAAGACGTAATCAAATGGCAAAAGCAATATAATCTGTTCAAAGCTAAAAATGATGCGATTGAAGGATTGAATAAATCATTCTTTGAAAATAATTCTGTTTTCAATGAATTAATGAATAATATTCAAAAGAGATTTGAAAAAAATGGATTAATAAAAGAAGTAGCAAAAATAAGAACTGACGATTTAAAGAATAGCGTAAATAATATTTTATTATCTGATAAAAACGATACAATTAAGAAACAAGAATTAATTAAATTAATTCAAGATGCTTTCAAAAATGATAAAAATTCAGCTTCCTTAAATGCTACTGCTGAAAGGTTTGCTAATCTTACCATTGCTCATTATAATGCGAAGGCAGGTATCAAAATCAAAGAGTTGAATAGAAACTTTCCTGAAGGTGAACCTGTACAAGACAAGCTAACTGGTGACATTGATAAATACTTATCAGATAAAGAAGGTGAGTTGAATTTGGCTATCGCTAATGCTCGTAAAGAAGGTGCAGCAAAAGGTTGGGGTGATGAACAAATTAAACAGAAAATCAACACTTTAGCAAAAGATTTGATTGATGAAATATATGCTGAATTGAAAGACCAATCTTATATTGATAAAAAGGGAGACAAGCGTTCCTCACTTGAATATGCTCAAACAACAGGTAGTTACCAATTCATTAAAAATCAATCTATTGCCAATATCGCTAAACCTGATAAAAAAGCAGAACAACGTGAAAATTCAATCGCTGACGCTGAAAAGAGATACGCCATCAATTTAGATTATTACACCAAAGAATTAAAATTAAATTTGATTGATGAAAAGAAATTTCACGAAAAGAAATTATCTGCTCTTCAATCATTAATTTCCTCTTACGAATTTAATGGTGATGCTTCCAAGTTAGAAACAGCAAAATATAAAGATTTGATTAAAGAAAGAGAAAATTTAATCAAGACGCTAAAGAAAGAGAATGACGATGCAGAACGTGCTAAAGAACTTAATAGATATAATCGTGAAGCTAGTTCTCGTGCTGGTTACCTGAAGAAGAACTATGATAATGTAATGTCAGGAGCAGGTCGTGAGCGCATTAATAAATGGGATTTTCTATCATTTGATAAAAAAGAAGATAGAGAGAATGAAGTTCTTACAGGTTACTTAAAAGCTCAACTTGACAAATTAAAACAACTACGTTCCAACATTTCTGCTGAAGACATTGCTAAAGCAAAAGAACTTCAAACAGAAGGTTCTAATGAGTTACTAAAACAAGTTGAACAGCTTGATAATGCTATTGAAAAACTAGGCGAACACGTTACCAACTTGGAAGACAAGTTTCAATTTAAACAAGCCCAACAGCGTATTAAAGATTTGAAAAAGCAGATGGATAGAGGTATCTATGAGGGCTTAAAAGTTACACTTGCTGAAACTCCCAAAACATTTAAAGCTCTTATAGATAGCTTTGAAGATTGGGATGAAATGACAGGATTTGAAAAGTTCCAAACCTTCATCGATAGTTTGTTTGGTGGTATTGATGCAATCCTAGAAATGTATAGTGCCTGGAAACAACTTACTGACGTTGTCAATAACTATAAGACTGCTACACAGACACTTAGTATGATTGAAAACGGTGCGACAGCACAAAGAATCGCCAACACACAGGCTGAAGCTAATGCGGTTATGACGGCTGAATTAAGTAAAACTACTGCTAAAGCACAAAGTACAACTCAAAGTATTGCTCTTGATTCTGCGGCTGCTGCTAGTACTAAAGCGACAGCAACATCAAACGTTGCTGCTAATACAAGTGAAGCCGCTTCTTCAGCAGGAAAAGGTGCTGCAAAATTGCCTTTCCCAATGAATTTAATAGCGATTGGGTCTGCCATTGCAGGTGTATTAGCCTTGTTTTCGATGATTCCGAAGTTCGCCAATGGTGGTGTAATCGGTGGCTCCAAATTTAGTGGTGATAATAACTTGGCTAGGGTCAACAGTGGTGAAGCTATTTTAAATGGTAGTCAACAGGCACGCTTGTTTAAAGTATTGAACAGCAATGCGCCTGTTAACTCATTAAACGGTCAGGTTGAGTTTAAAATCAGTGATAAAGCACTTGTAGGAATATTAAAACAACATAATAACAGAATAAACAGATTAATCTAATGCACAAATTATTATATACTTCGATGTTTAAAGACATTGATGAAAATACCATTGAAATAGAAATATATAAGAATTTTGAAGATGCGGCAACAACTGTCGCATCTTCCGAATTACAATGTTCTGCTGACGCTGTTAGTATCAATTATGAGAGTGATGATGATGTATTCAAACCTATTAAATGTTCTGATTGTCAAATTAATATCGTGACAAATACAATATTAACAGAGTTATATACAGCACTAAAGAATGAAATCTATTGCTTGATTAAAAAGAATAGTAAGGTGATTTGGTGCGGGTTCTCTGTTCCTTGCTTGTATCAAAGCGATTATGACAATGAATATAATCAGTTGTCTCTTCAATTTAATGATATTCTATCTTCCTTAGAAAACTACAAATATACTTATGTAAATGATAGTCAATCAATAGTAAGTTTTTATTCTATTTTAAAATACATAATAAATAAAATTGATTCAAATAATTTAATTAAAAATATTTATGTGCATAATTCAAAAAGGATAAATGGTACAACAGAACTACTGAATAACCTATTTATTTTGGATAGAAATTTCTTTGATGAAAGTGAAGAAGCTGAAAACTGTAAGGACATCATAGAGTATATATCGAGGTTTCTAGGGACAACCTGTTATTATTTTGAGGATTCGATTTATTTTGTTGATTTTAATTCGATTAAATCTATCAAAGAATACACAAAATATAATTTGATTGATGATACCAATTCAGTAGTAAGTATTGATAATAATGTAATTGATGTAAATAGTAATGTGTATTATGCTAACGCTACGATAGGTATCAATGAACAATATAATAAGGTAGTAGTAATAGCTAATACCAATTCTAATAATACGATTATACCCGATTGGGATGACGACCTGATAAATCAGAACGCTGACCCCAATAAATTTTATGAGACACATAGAAGCATTGAGGGAAAGGATTACACTTTTTTAAATGCTTTCTTCAAATCAAAGAATAATTGGAACTGGCAAAAACCTAACGTATTGGGTGTCGTATTAGAAGAAATTACAGTCGATAATGCAGATAGTAATGGTAGTTATTGGCAAAAAGTTGCTTCTTATGAGACTGAAAATGAGCCGTCTTCTTTAAGTTGGAAAACATATTTTACGACTTGTGATTATGGTCTAATGGGATTGAAAACAACGACTGGCGTTCAACTTTCATTGAAGAACAAACCGCCATTGGCTGTTAAGGGTGGCACATTCATCATTGACATAAAATACAAATTAAGTGGTGATTGGAATGCTTCAAATCACGTTAAAACGTCTGATGAACAGTATTATAATGGTAAGTACAGCACAGGCTTCTATGATACTATGTTTCAATGCCGACTTGCTATCGCTGATAAAATGTACTTCGATGGCGAGCGATGGGTAAGTTACACTGAATATCAAAATAAGGTAGATAGAGGTTACTACAATAATTGTAGTGGCCCTAACACGTGGCAAGGTGCTAGATGGTATCGATACTTGGATGAATACGGATATTGGAGATTCTGTAATGAAGCTGAATACAACGCTTCCACTCGTGAAAAATATACAGGTGGTTTTGCTGATGTCAATGCTGTTTATATGTTTATGCGTAATAGTGAGAGGATTTTTGTCGAGAAGTGGTATTACGATGAGTGTAAGCTACAAGATTGTTTCTATTTAGTTCATAAGAATAAGGTTGATGACAAAGTATTTGATACAGAATATTCATTAACCAATACTGTTTCGTGGAGAATGAATTTGGCTGATAGTGAGGACGGTGTAGCTATACATTTGCCTGAAAATCAAATAACTTTAGGAGACTTGACATTTGAATTATATCCTGCTAATCAGCTTGGAACAGTACCGATGCGGCGCACCGACCAAGAACCAATTCGATGTAACGCTTTTCATTTATCAGATATTAAATTAAAGTACACTACTTCATCTTACGTTAAAGATGTGTTTGAAAATGAGGTTTATGATGATGATATAAAATTCGAGAACGTAATCAATGAGGAAATAGTAAAAGAACTGGATGATATTGAATTTCGTATTAACACCTTCAATGAACATTCAGGCAGTTATTCTTATGTATTATTCAAGCAAGGAGACAGCTATAAATTCGTAGATAATATCTTTGATATACCATCTAAAGAAACAAAAAAATCAGAAGAGCATTGCATTGAAAAATACACGAATTATTATTCAAAAGCTAGATTTATTTATTCAAATTCAATTAAGAATAAAAATGTAAATCTCAATTCGATTCTTAATGAAAAGAGTACTCAAAAAGATTACATAATAAATTCAGTAACATACGATTTAATTAATAATAAGGTTGACGTAGAACTAAATGAAATAAATTAAAAATGGAAATTAAACAAAATTATATACCTCATAACTTTAGAAATAAATACCTGAAGAATACAGGTGGCTACGCTTCGTCTTCTTCGTCTATTTCAACAGGTGGTAACGGTCTGCCTTATGTTTTAGACGAGAACGGAAATTATGTGGTTGAGAAACAGGTACTTTTTAAAAAATCGATAATATCAAAAGAAGAAGTGGTAGCTTACGGGGAAGATAATGTTGATTATGTAGGTACTTACGCACCATTAAGCCATCCACACGGTATTGATGATATTACAGGGCTTCAAGAAATCCTAGATAATGTGGGTAGTGGTGGAACTTGTTCAATCGAGGTGATAGATAATCTTGATTCTGTGTCTAGTACGGATGCATTATCAGCAAGACAGGGAAAGATTTTATCGGACTTGATAGCTGATAAGACGGTTACCTGGGACACATTACAGAACAAGCCTTCAACGTTTACGCCTTCAGCGCATAGTCACGCAATAGCTAATGTGACAGGGCTTCAAACACAACTAGACAGCAAAGTTAATACGTCTAGTATATCAACTTTGAGTGTTAAAAATTCAGATACAGTTGATAATTTACACGCTAGTTCATTTATGAGGTCTGATGCTAATACAACGTGTACAGGTACGATTACTTGTGCTAATTTGGTCTCAAATGGTGAAATCACCGCTTATTCAGATAGAAGGCTAAAAACAGATATTCAAGCATTGAATGACAGGGGATTATTGAATCCTGTTACTTATATTAAAGATGGTAAGCGGCAAATTGGATTCATAGCACAAGAAGTACAAGAAGCTTATGCTGAATTGATAACGGAAGATGTCAATGGCTATTTGAGCTTGAACTATCAACAACTAACAGCCGTATTGTCAGCCCAAATAAATGATTTATATTCAATTATAAATGAATTAAAATTAAAAATAACTGAATTAAAAAATGAAATAAAATGAGTTTACCATACAAAGGATTGACCTTTGAAATAGTAGCAAAAGAACTAGGTGAGAAATCATTGAAACTAAGTGATTTATGTACGAGTAAGAATATAAACCTGTTCGCTTGGAGAAAGCCTTTCGCTTATGCTGCAAACAAGGTCGAAATGGATGATTATCAGGCGTGGCGAGGTAGGGCGTATGGCTTTCAATTGGCTCCTCAAATAGAGAGACCCACTTCAGGTCAAGAACTAGCAGAAATGTCTTATCGGCCGCCTTCAGGGGGTACTGAACAGCCTTTCCGTTTGGGTGATTTTCGTGGCTACGACCACCACGCCAAAAGCCCAATCACATTAAACATTACTACCGAATATGATGATGTAAGCCCGACCGTTTGTCGATTGGCTTTCAATCAATTAGACGGACAGTTAACATTATCGGAAATATTTAATACACAGGGACTTTATCTTACATTTATATATGTAAATGCGAACCGAATAAGGGTTATATCAGCAGATAAACCTATTAAAGATTTAGATAGGACAGAACAGACACTTGAAATACCATCTTCAAGCGGGGACACGGGAATTCAGACTGATTTATACGTTTGTATGACATTAAAACAGTTTACCGATTATAGAGATTTAACCGAATGGAGTAGTTTAGGTGGATGTTTTCCTTTGAATTTTCCGAATTATCATAATTATCATTCGTCATTCGTTGTGCAAGCTCCTAAGTACGAAGCTATCAAGTTTACAGGTGCGACAATGAGGTATGTACATCATAATCAAAACGGAGCAATTTGGCTGAATAATCCTGTTGTGACATACGCTAAAGAAAATGTAAATCAAGCTTCTGTAACGTTCAATGCTGCTGACTATTACCTTGAATATGAGTTATCAGGACATCAATTCATTGGCCTTGATAATAAGCGACAAAATCAACTGATTGTCAATGACCTAGAAGGCACATACACCACAAAAAGCTACGAAGAAACAATTGAATTTGATAAGAAGATTTATATCAAATTTGATGAATACGCTTATGATAAAAACACCAACTTACTGAAAGATAAAGTTACTTGTAGAATTTATAGAAAGAAAGATTATAAGCTGATGGCGTATTTTGAAATAGATTTTAATAACCTTGAAAAATCACGTTTGTCATAATGAAACTAACGATAAAAGAAATTGTAACATTATCAACTGCTGTATTTGCCATTGTAGCAGGATTCGGATTGACGATAGCAGGATTCGTTGTACCGCCTTTGGGAGCTATTTCGGATAGTGTTTTGTGGGTGCTTGGACAGAGTTTGGTGTATACAGGTAGCATTTTCGGAATCTCAACACATTATAGTAGCGAGGTAAAGAAGTTCAAAGATGAAATAAAAAACGAAATAAATAACAAATAAAAATAAAGAAGCGTGCTATTTTTTATAGTGCGCTTTTTTGTTGATATTATATTTTTAATTAGTTTTGTCTTTATGATTTAATTAATATTGATATGGAAGTAAATATTGCGTGTAAAGTCTATACTTATCTGATGGATAGGAGATTTGATTTGGCTATTAAAGAAGTGGAAGCTGTTTCAAGGCAAGAATATGAGAAAATGATTAAGCCTGTTCTCAAAGACTTGTTAAAGGGAAGTAAAGATAGAATAAGCTATCAGTTATTTAATGTTCTCAATATAGTGGTATTTAATATCGATTACGATTACGAATATAAGGTAGATTATGAACTGTTTTCAATGGCGAATAGGATAGCTGATATGGCTATGTTAGATGATGATAGTCATACTCTTCAGGAAATTGATAACGCACTTGGAAATTGTGATATTGTGAAACTTGAACTAGAAAAATTAAGAGCAAAAATAAAATAATTATGGCGACAGCAGGTAGAAAAGCATTATCCGAAGAAGAAAAATTGAACGAGATTACTAAGCACGAAGAGAGCTATTTAGCTTCAATTAGCGAAACAAAAAAGTCCAAATGGGCTTCATTATCAGTTGAAGACAAATACAAAAGAATCGTATTCTATAAGCGAAAACTGAAAGAAAAACGTACCCTTGTTCCTCTTTTTGAGGATATTAAAGCAGGATTAAAAAACTATGTAGAAACAGTTGCTCTTCAATCGTATAAATCTGAATTACAAGAAATTATTAAATTGATTGATAAGAAGATTGAATCGAACAAAGAAGCTGATAAAAAACTAGCTGAAATTGAGAAAAAGAAAAAAGAGCTAGAAGAACAAGAAAAAGCATTAAAATTAAAAATGAAATAAATGTTGGAATGAATAATGAAAGAAACACTTAGATATTCTGAATATCCTCAAAATAGTGATACTTACATTTCTCATACTTATTTCTCGTGTAATCGTATAGAGGAAATTCGGGTATTAGAAGTAGATGGGACTGAAAAGACTTTAGCAGGTATAATACGTGAAATTAGGGGGGAGTTTTTATCTTTTAGAATAGAAAATCGATTTGGGGAATATGTGTATGTTCATCAAGAGTCAGTGAAATGTATAATAAATGTTTTACAAAGACAATTGTTGTTTCATATTTTACATTTAGGAGAATATTATAATGGAATAGTAATAGATTGCAGAACTGGAATGTTTATTTTTTCTCAACGTGATTTTTTTTGTGCTAAGGAGCGTGTTAAGTATTATTTTACTGATATGTATTTACCTATATCAAACACCTTCTCCTTTAGGAAATCTTTTACAATTTACGATAATGAAAAAATGTACTATGTAGGTACTAATCAAGAGTTTTGTATCGAATTGCAATATCATTATGATTTAAGTCGGTATAGTACGATTCCTCTTAGTCGAAGTTGTGCTTTAAGACCTTCTGATAAAGCTATAAGATATTCTAATAGTAAATATCCAACAATCGAAGTCCTTTCTCCTATGTTGGATTTATCAGATAAATGGTGTAGTATTTTACCTGTTAGTTCGGAAACGCAGAATGTTAGAAAAATATTTGAAAATATTATATATGCTATACAATGTGGTAAATATACCTATGTATGTGAATTGGATATGAATGGAAATATAGTTAGGGGATTTTGAAACACTGTTCTTTGACGTGAATAATGAACAAGTTGTGTTCTTAAAATCCTTTTTATTCAGTTACCCCTTTTTACGAAAAAATCAGGTCAAATGGAAAAATAAAGAAATGCCATATAAATAATTTAGGGTATCAATGATTGATACCCTTTTTTGCTATCCCACTCAATTTACCCCTTGCATAATTTATGCAATTTACCTATTCCAATTACAGAGTGTTATATTGTGTGCAAAGGTAATTGGTTGTTGATTCACCACAAATTCCTGTAATCATTTTTATTAGATTTTTTTGGATTTTAAATAAAAAAAATGTACGTTTGGTTACACTTCTTGGAAGTTGCTGATATTTATATGTGTAGAAAGGCAGATTGCAAGCTGTTTGTAGCTAGCATTTTTAATCAGTTTAAGCTAGCTACATTTACTTTCTATTTGATGATAAACTGATTATTAATAATTAAACTAAACTGATTAACTTATGGAAAAAAGTACATTGAAGTCTTATAATGACTTGTTTAAAACAACTGATGGTAATACAGCTAAATTCTATGTATTATACAATACTAATCTTACTTATTTATTATCTTCCAATGAAATAGTGACATTCTATCAAATTGTACACGTCTGCAATATTGGAAGAAATTATGCTTCATTGAATTATCTTGCTAGACTATTGAATCAGTCAAACAAAACTGTTCAGAAATCTATTAATAAACTTTTGTTGTTAAACTTGATAACAAGGGAGAAAAATTATTCAGGTGCTTATTACTATACATTGAATCTTGAAGTAATCAAAGAAATATATGATAAATTAAATTCCTGTTTTAAATTGGAAGATAGGGAACGCTTTTGTGTTGAATATATTGCATCCTGTACTGAATCTTCAGATAATGTGTCTATGGAAAAATTTACTACACCTATGGAAAAAAATTCCACACCTATGGAAAATTTTACCACAGGTATGGAAAAAATTACTACACCCCCTATGGAAAAATTTACTACACATATAAGTAATATAGATATTAAAGAAGATGATTTAAATAAAAAAGATGAATTTAATAAAGAAAATAAATTTCATAATAAAGATGTCGAAGTTGGAGAGGTAGCTAACGCTGATGTTACAAATGAGATGGCTAACGCTAATTCTTCTTTTAATAATTTTGATAGTTCAACTAACGTTGATAAAGAATCTGTTTCAACAGGTGATGTTATTGAAGATATGTTCCCTGAAAAAACAAAAGACAAAAAGGAACAGGCTAACGCTAACAATTCAAGCAGAGTGGCTGACGCTAATTCTTTTTTCAATATTGATTTAAATAAATATTCAAAAAATAATTCAAATAAGACTGTTGTTTCAATTGAAAATAAAAAAGAATGTAATTCTTCAATTAAAGAGAAATCTTTCAACAGAGAGCCTGAAAATAACGTTAGCGTTGATGTAATAGATAAAGAGAAGTCTTCTTCCAATGATGTAGTTACCATTGACGAAACAGCCCTAGCGAAAGACTACTATCAAAGAGTGGTGTATGCTGAAAGTCTTGAAGAACTGGAATCTCTTTCAACTAAAATAAAACAACTTCCAATGAAAGAAAGTTATATTGGTGAGCTGTTACAACTGATTGAAACAACAAGTGAACAATTCAATGAAGACAGTGATGATGCAAGCGAGTTTGATTTGAATGAATCTTTGAATAATAATCCAATTTTCGCTAGAGTGTATAACACTGTGCTTGCATCGCTTTCAAGGAATAGTTTAGCTACGTTGTTATCATTCAAAGAGCAATTGAAAAATGGTATTGACGAGCTTTCAACTGAAGAAGCTGTTGAATTACAAAACCTTGTTGAAGACTGTATAATGAAACTTCAAGCAGGATATTCAAATGTGGCTTAATCCAATGGCTAACGCTGTTTTTGCCAGCCATTTTGAGCCTTTTAATAAGGGCTGACGCTGTTTGGCTCAGCTCATTTCAAATACTAACTAAACGATGATTAACTATGACAAACTTGAAAAAATAAGTGAGCCTTGCGAGAACTGGAAATTCCTAGTAGGTGAGGACAGGAAGAAGAATGAGAACTTTGTAGTCTCCAACTTCGGTAGGGTCTATTCAACGAAATATAACAGGCTAGTGAAGCTATATCATAATAAGCGTACAGGCTACGATTACTTCTTCATCAATGAATATAAGGACAAGAACTACGACACAATGAACGTTCATAGAGCAGTAGCATTATCTTGGCTACCATATCCCAACGACCTAAAAGATGATTATATGGTGGTAGACCACATAAACGAGATAAAAACGGATAACAGAGTAACCAACCTTCAGTGGATTACACACCAAGAGAACGTGACAAGAGCGACAGCCCAAGAAAGAAAAGTAGAAAATTATAAAAAGACAGTTGAAATACGGAAACTTTTGAGGAATAAAGATGCTGAAATAGAACGACTTACAACAGAGAATAAAATCCTGAAGGAAAGGTTGCTAAAGTACGAAGATAAGGTTGAAACAGCATTAGCACTCAACACAGATAAAAAGAAAAAGCTAGATTATAAACAATTTATTAATTAAATATAATGGAAAATGCAGATTTACAATGTTAACTGTAAAAAATGTATCTTTGTTACAAATTATAAATTGATAGTTATGACTTATGAAGAAGAAAATCAGAAGCTAGAGGATGATTTAGCTTCTATTAATCGTAAATTTGAAGAATTAAATACATTGGAAGAACAGATGCGTGTCGCTTGTATGACTAATCGTTTTCAAGTACGTAATGTTGGGTTGGAAATTCAAATTAGTAACGCAAGAATGGCTCTTCAGATGCAAAAAGACGAAATTGAAAGAAAGTTGAAAGAGGGGCATACTCGGAGACGCATAAATCGTGTTTTAGATAAATTTCCAGATGCGCCACAACAAGTTACTCAAGGTGGTTTTATGGTAAAACCGACTTATTCGGTTAGCTTTAGTTGGTTGTTGATGGTATTGGCTGTTTGTGCTGTTCTGCTTTTGTTGTCAATAGTGTTTTTTGCATAATAATATATTAGATGGAAAGTTGAGTGATAACTAATAATTACTTATATTTTTAGAGGTGCATTAATTTGCATCCCTTTTATATATAATAATGTACTCGTACCTATTAATATAGTTTTCTACATAAAAATATTATCCATATATCAAAATATAATTAATATCTATTAACATAAGAAATTTGTATTATACTGAAATTATCTGTATCTTTGCATTGTATTTAAGAGATACACCACTTATCAAGAATCAAAATTAAAAACTAACAATTAAATTACACGAAAGTATATGGCTTCAAGCAATTGAAGTTACTGTTTCGTGTTGTTGTTTTTGATGTTGATTCTTTTTTTTGTGCCTTTTTGAATACAAGTTAAGTTAATTTATATAATTCTGTATTTGTGATAGCTCTAGCTTATACGGAATATCAATAACGAGCTAAAAATGAAATAAAAAATGAATACATTAGAAGATGAATTGAATTATTTGAAGGGTATATTCAAGTACTTAACAATTGATTATGATGGTGGACGTGAAGTTAAAATCAGCGCACAGCCAGGTATTAATTTTAGGCGTACATATTATTGTGCGACAAACAAACAATTGGATTATATTATGAGTTTGGCTAAAACTAAATTGTATAAAAGTAAACTGCAAAAATATTATAGCAAGCAGTGTATTTCGAACCTGATTGACTTGTGCAAAAGATTCAATGTGAATTTGATTTTGGAATAAAAATATTCCTCAAAATAATAACTTTTCAAATCTAATAGATATTTATAATAAAAGAGGAAAATAAATTTATTTCAAAAGTTGTTTTTCAAAAATAAAAAATATACATTTGGATTGTAAGTTAAGATATGTGTTAAATACCTCTTTCGAGAGGTAATTACAATGAAGAAAGGTGGAGCGTTACCACCTCCGTAACAAAACTATGTATTAAATACCTCTGCGGTAATTACAATTAAGTTGGAGACAGGTATAACATTACCCTTATTCACAACAAATAATCTATGTATTAAATACCTATTTTAATAGGTAATTACAATGAAGATACTTGGAGCGTTACCAAGATTCTCAACAAATAACTAATGTATTAAATACCTCTTCCAAGAGGTAATTATTGCGGGATGGAGAAGTGGTTATCTCGTCAGTCTCATAAGCTGAAGGCCGTGCGTTCGAGTCGCACTCTCCGCAACGATAAATATCAATCTTATGTGAGTTATTTTGATAATAACTTAACTGATATTTCTCTTGTTAAATATTTTGTTCTTTAATTTATTATTTATGATTGATGTGCTGTTGTGATAACAGCACATTTTTTTTATCCATTTTTCTATCACTTTTTCAATTTAATAGATATTTATATATAAAGAGAAAGAAAATGAAATACTATACTTTTATTTTAATTCTTATTTGTATTGTGCTTTTGATTAAAACATATAATACGAATAAATTAATTCAAATTATAAATAAAAATAAAATTGAAAATGTGATAAGGAAATGACAAGCAAAGAACAAATTGAAAAACAAGAACAGAAAGATAGAGAAGAAGTTATTAAGCTATTTAATACCATTTTTAAAGATGTGAAATATACATCTTTACCAATATCAGCTACCACTGATATAACCGTGACTGCAACGACAACAGGTAACTGTACAGGTATCTATAACGTTGAGATTAAGGAAAGAAATGTCCCAATTGATAGATTTAATGACTGTTTCCTTGAAGTAATGAAGCACGATAGCCTTAAAAGCACTTATACAGACCATAGACCGCTTTATATAGCTCTTTATCCTTCAAGCAGAACCGCTTGTGTATGGAGCTTTAAATTCATCGATATGTCGGAGATTAAACAAGAGAAAAGATGGATGAATAAGTCTACGTTCTGTGATACAGAGAAAGTTCTGAAAGACGTGTATATAATGCCTTTGAGTATAGCAAAACAATATAAATACTAATTTTTCTAGTTATTCATAATTTTTTTATTATTAAAAAATCCCCCTGCTAATCACTAGCAAGGGGATTCGCTTTTTTGTGCAAGTGTGTTTTTCAATTATAATTGGACGTTTTAAACATAGAAAAGTATGTAAAAATATTAGTTAAATTATGAAAACTTTAGATGTCCTGTCGTGTAATAACTATTTAACTCAATGTCGCTTTGTTTGTTTGTAGTGATACAAATAATACAAAAAGGATATTATTTTTCAGGATATTGAATTTCAGCGATAACAGAACCACGAATTGACGGTTCGGGTATCACACAGCCCCAACTATAAAACTTAATGTCAGACTTTGAACGTACTTGCGCTGGTTTATCTAACTGATTGTTAAATGTAACATCGTCTCCGTTTACTTTAATACCATACCAATCGTCATCGAGAGGAACAAAGGAGCCTGGTTCTCCACTCACCATACGGTATTTACCTTCAAAATTGCCTACTTCAATTGTTTGGCCGTACTTGTCTGCATCATCATCTTTTGTTTCATCATCATCGCTTGAACAACTAACGAATAGACTAACACTAAACAACATTGCTAATAAAGCAAATAAATTAATTTTTTTCATCTCATAAAAATTTTAATGGTTAATAATGATTTTATTTAAAAAAGGATTTTAATTTAATTTTAAATAGTGATTTATTTAAATCAAAAATAGAATGCTCTCTATTCTGTAAATTAATCGAATGTAATTGATTGTTTTTTGTGAGAATATATAGATTCCTTTCGTCTAGGGATAGACCGTAAATGGCTGCTATTTCAAGCGTTAATTCACTAAAATAAATGGCGTCAAAATCAATATCCAAGTCTAGTTTTAGACATAAATATTGAAGTTGTTCAAAGTTCTCTATGTAACTCTGTCTTTGAATTAAACTTGCTATTTTTAATGCTTCTCTAGTATTCATACTTTGCCGTATTACTTGTGCCTTAAAGACGAAAAAGGGCACGAAACTAACTTATCGGCAAAGGAGGTACTGACAATACCTAAACCACGAATAAGCAGTCCGCACCCCAATTATGTAATACGTAAGTATATACATCGGGCGTGGACGCTTAACAGTCGTGGTTATTTAAAGTTCAATTGTCAGTTTTCCTTTGCCACTTATTAAACGTCTTTTACGTTATGATAGATTTCTCCCTATCATACGGCAAATATAGAAATTTTCTGTTACATATATAATAAAACCTGACTAATTTAATCAGATTTATTTTTTGCAATCTTTAGGCTAGTAAAGTTTAAAAGTTTATATTGTATTACCATCATTGGTATTGTATCTTCTTCATTAAACTCAAAATCTGTAAAATCATATTTTGCATAGAACGCATATTTATCATTTTCTATTGAGCGACTACACATATTGCGATAAAGATAATATGGTTGTTCGATGTTGTAGAATTTAACCTTTATCTTCCTTTCACTTCTTTTATTTCCAACTTTATATATATTTATTTCTTCGATATAATCTTTAATTAAGTCTTTAATTGAATTGTATTCTTTTATGCTGTCTATATATTCGTAACGTGAGTAGGATTGACTGTGTATATTTTTGTTTTTAGTTATAGCGTCTATTTTTTCATTTCTAGCTTTTATTTCTGATTCAAATGATTTTATTCCTTCATTTAGTTTTTTGATATTGCTTTTAAATGTTTCAATATCAATTGATTCTGCATCAAGTTTTATGTTTTCTTTTTTGATTTGATTCTTTAGTTTATTGATGTTGTCTGTTATTGTAAAACATTCATTACTTAGAGTTTCGATAATCTTGTCTGATTCCTGATTTAGTTTTTCAAAGAAGTCATCATTATTATATAGAATATATTTTAATAATCTCCATATAATAGAATCGATATGGTTGCAACTGATACCAACACTTTGATGGCAGATATTATTCGGTTCATAGATACCGTAGCCAGGTGAATGGCTACAACAATACATATCAGTTGTTGTTTTAGAAGAAAAGTTACCACCACAATAAGGACATTTTATTAGATAATCCAAAAGTCTTCCTTGCTTCTTTTTTGCTCCTTTAGCTTTGGTTTGATTTGCGGTTAGCTTTAGTTGGACAGAATTGAATAATTCATCACTAACTATTCTTTCAGCCTTAATTCCCCTATAATAGTCTCGTCTCAATATATTACGTAATCTTGATTTAGTTATATTGATGTTATATTTCATCAGTATATATTGTGCAGTCGTTATCAATGATTCTCCTTGTCTGTTGTAGAACTGGAATAAATCTGCTACAATTTCTGCATTTACTTCATCTTTTATATATCTGTTATTCTTATCAAGTTTATATCCAAACGCAATCTGACCGCCTAAAAATTTCCCTTCACTTTTTAGCTGATTCATTTTTGATTTAATACGTTCACGCATCATCATTACTTCAGATTGAGCGAAGTAGGAGAGTAGTGTTAACTGCAAATCTATTTGAGAATTAATTTTTTTGTCTGAATCTAGTAACCACAAATTTTGCTTATATAGAAATAGGTTGATTTCTCTTTCAGCGCACCACTCAAAAAACGTAAATAGGAATGATTTTTTTCTTGATACACGTGATAACTCCCAAGTAGCAATAATCTTGATGTTGGGATTACTAATGAGGTATTGTTTAAGTAGTATTAATTGGGGTCTTTCATCATCAAGTCCTGACAATTTTTCGGCAAATACTTTAATAATGTTAAATCTTCCTGAAGCCCAATTTTCCAAGTCTATTAATTGCCTATTATAATCTTGTTCTTCAGTAGAAACACGTAAATAAACTACTATATCTTCCAT